TAAGTAATGAAGGTTTATATCTATATATAAAAGAAAAATATAAACTATTTATAATATATTAAAAAAAACTAATTAAAATGGCAATATCGTATACTTGGGATTGTAGAACTGTTGAAACATTTCCAACTCGTTCTGACGCTCAATCTCCTTCAAATATTGAAATTGATGTTATTCACCAGGTTCATTGGAATCTAATAGGTACTGAAACTAGAGACGGCGTAGAATATAGTGATAACTATATAGGGACAACAACAATAGATGTAACTGATTTAAGTGAATTCACACCTTTTGATTCTATTACTAATAACGACATAACAGCATGGGTTACAGGCTCTATAAGCGGTGCCCAGTTAGATCAATATAAAAATGCAATTAAAAGTAAAATAGACATACAACATACCCCAGTATCAATTACAAAATATATTAGTAATTAGTTGGAATAACAAATAAAAGTTCTTATATTATAATAATATTAATCGATAAATATAAATTAAAGTTTTAAAATTATGGCAAATACAAAGCTAACAGAAAAAGAAGTAAAAGAGTTATCTGAACTTCAACAAAAAAACGCAGCCCTTATTAACGAATTAGGTACTATTGAGCTTGCAAACATTGGATTAGAAGAACGTAGAGAAAACGCAGAGAAATTTCTTTTCGAAGTAAGAGAAGAAGAGAAAGAACTTGCTAAGACTCTTGAAGAGAAATACGGCACAGGTTCTATCGACTTAGTTAAAGGCGAATTCATACCTGCTCCACCTCAAGAAGAGGAAGTAGCTGAAGAAGTAACTGAGTAGTTTCTATAGTCTAAATACAATTTTTAGTTTAGGAGGGTTTTTACATCCTCCTTTACTATTTATATAAGAGAAGTAAAAACATTTCTAACAACACTGTTTTACATTCCTAAACGATATTTATAATAAACTAAATAATAAATTAGACCAGACATGGCAGAACAAATTATTTCACCAGGTGTTTTTACAAGAGAAAATGATATTTCTTTCATAACACCCGCACCAATAGATGCAAGCTCAGCATTTATAGGGCCGACAGTAAAAGGACCAGTAGAACAACCTACTGTTGTTACTTCATTTAACCAATATAAAGCTATATACGGAGACACATTTGCTTCAGCTTCAGTTAATAAAGAATTCCTTACTTCTATCGCAGTTAAAAACTTCTTTCAACAAGGAGGTAATTCTGCTTTAGTAACTAGAGTTGTTTCTGCTTCTCAACATTGGACAAGTGCTACAAGTACAGTAGTAACGGCATCTCATGCTGACGCCGGAGCAGCTAAACCATTTACTTTAAAGACTCACGGTCAAGGAGCAATCTATAATAATTCAACAGGACTTCACGTAGCAGGATTAGAAGTAGTTGGATCTGGAGGTTCATTAAAAACCGGTACAAAAGATAATATTAGATGGGAAGTTACTAATAAAGATAATAATAATGGAACTTTTACATTAGCTATTAGAAGAGGAAATGATAATCACAATAATAAAGTAGTATTAGAGCAATACACAAATGTATCATTAGATCCTAACTCAGACAATTACATAGAATCAGTAATAGGAAATCAAACAACATCAGTTGTTACAGACGGTTCTTTAAAATATGTCAAAACATCTGGTAATTATGTAAATAAGTCAAATTATGTTTTTGTTAGCGCAGTAGGGCAACCAACAATAGATTATTTAGCAGCAGATGGATTTACTGTAAATAAATCCGCTACCAATTCTTATTCAGCTTCATTACCTGCTGAAGGATCTGGATCATTTCACGGTGCAGTAGGAAGTATAGTTAAAGCTAGTATGAACTTTAACGAAAACATCTCAAATACAGACACACAGGGATTAATAGCAGCTGATTATTCTGATGCTATATTAATTTTACAAAATAAAGACGAATACGTTATTAACGTAATGGCAGCACCAGGATTAATATATGATCATGCTACTCACGGTACTGTATTAGACACATTAGTATCAGCAGCAGAAACAAGAAGTGATTGTATTGCAATAGTTGATTTAGTAGATTATGGTAGCACAACTGCTAACGTAGTCGTTCAAGGTAAATTACTAAATAGTTCTTATGCAGCATCTTACTGGCCTTGGGTACAGTTAAGCGGAGGAGCAGGAATACAATGGGCACCAGCATCTTGTGTAGTACCAGGAGTATATGCATTTAATGATAGCGCAGCAGCACCTTGGTTCGCACCAGCAGGATTAGTAAGAGGAGGTATTACAGGAGTAGTTCAAGCAGAACAAAAATTAAGCAGAACTCAAAGAGATACAGTATATGCTGGAAAAGTTAATCCAATAGCTACTTTCCCTGGACAAGGAATTGCAGTATTTGGACAAAAAACATTACAAACTAAAGCATCAGCTTTAGATAGAGTAAACGTAAGAAGATTATTAATCGCACTTAAGAAGTTCTTAGGGGATCAAGCTACTAATTTAGTTTTCGAACAAAATACAATTGCTACAAGAAATAGATTCTTAGCAAATGTTAATCCATACTTAGAATCAGTAGTACAGAGACAAGGTCTTTATGCATACAGAGTAGTAATGGATGATACAAATAACACAGCAGATGTTGTTGATAGAAATCAACTAGTAGGTCAAGTATTTATTCAACCAGCTAAAACAGCAGAATTTATAGTACTAGACTTTACAATTGAACCAACAGGAGCAACTTTTGCATAATAAATTTAAATTAACAATATTTATAATAAAATAAATAAAACATGGCAGTATTAGATCCAAGCGAACTTATGTTTAAGGCCTTTGAACCAAAGGTACAAAACAGATTTGTAATGTATGTTGAAAACATTCCTACTTTTATGGTAAAGAATGTTAAAGCACCTACTTTCACCGATAACATTATAAAATTAGATCACGTTAACTCTTATAGAAAAATTAGAGGAAAAAGAGAGTGGGAAGATATGACAATGACTCTATATGATCCAGTAACTCCATCAGGTGCTCAAGCTGTTATGGAATGGGCTAGATTAGGTTACGAATCAGTAACTGGTAGAGCAGGTTATTCAGATTTCTATAAAAAAGATTTAACTCTTAATATCTTAGGACCAGTTGGTGACATCGTAGGTGAATGGATCATTAAAGGAGCAGTCTTAACTAATGGTGATTTTGGTCAATACGACTGGGCATCAGATGAACCAGTAGAAGTAGCAATTACAGTATCAATGGACTACTGCGTACTTAACTACTAAAGTTAACTTACATATAAATTTTAAGAACCCGGAATTATCCGGGTTTTTTGTTGGTTTAAAAAGAAAACTTTCGTATATTTATATATACAACTAGTTATAACTAAATAAAATTTATGGAACCAAAGTTCACAATTCCTACTGAAGAGATAGAATTACCTTCAAAAGGACTACTCTACCCTGAAGATTCCCCTCTTGCAAGTGGAAAATTAGAAATGAAGTATATGACAGCTAAGGAAGAAGATCTCCTTACTAATCAAAACTACATTAAAAACGGTACAGTAATAGACAAACTATTAAAAAATTTAATAGTCAATAAAGATATTGATTATACTAAAATATTAATAGGAGATAAAAATGCTATTATGATAGCTGCTAGAATTCTGTCTTACGGTAAAGATTACAAGATAAGATATGCTGGTGAGGAGATCACAGTAGATTTAACTACTTTAGATAATATAGAAGTTGATGAAAGCAAGTATAGCAGAGGAGAAAATAGTTTTGAATTCGATTTACCTTCTACAGGTAATAAAGTAACTTTTAAACTCCTTACACATGGAGACGAAAAGAATATAGAAAGAGAAATTGCAGGTTTGAAGAAGATCAATAAAAACTCTTCACCTGAAGTATCAACAAGAATGAAGTACATTATTACATCTATTAACGGTCTAACAGAAAAAAGAGACATTAGAGAGTTTGTAGATAATTACTTTTTAGCTTCAGATTCTAGAGCTCTAAGAGCTGAGTATACTAGAATACAACCTAATATCAATATGACATTTAGGTATACTGATGAAGACGGCGTAGAGGAGGACGTCGATTTACCCATTGGGCTTAGCTTTTTTTGGCCTGACACCAGCAGATAGGTTAAACGTATTTTCTTTAATACATGAAATAGTATTTCACGGTAAAGGTGGATATTCTTGGTCCGAAGTTTATAACATGCCTATTTGGTTACGTAAGTTTACTTTTAGTAAAATTAAAGCTTGGTACGATGATCAAAATGAACAAAATGATAAGCAATATAATAAACGTAAAAAACAAGTTACCGCTAAACCCAATATAAAACCAACTTATAGTACAAAGGCTTCTAACAAATAGGAGCCTTTACTATTTATATTATATAATACTACACAATGGCTGACGACAAACCGAATATAGACCCTAAAAATGCTGAAGAAGCTAACAAGGAGACTTCAGAGATGGTTAAAAATCTAAAAGAATTTTCAAAAGAAGCTACGGATGCTGGTATGAATTTAAGTAGTTTAGCAAGTATTTTAAAAGATTCTGCTAAAAACTCAAAAGACTTTAAAACTGAAATACAAGGTTCCGGTCAACTTATATCCCAAGTTGCAAAAGTATCAGAAGATATTGCTAAGTTTACTAAAGATGGACTGGGCTCTCAAAAAGATACTCAAAAACTTCTTAAAAAACAAAAAATTGTAAAAGGTCAGATTCAAGCTATAGAATCTAAAATGGCTGTTTTAATAGAAAAAGCTGCAGTTGCAGGAGAAAAAGAAGCAGCTCAGATAATGAAAACAGTAGAAGGTCTAGCTGGTGCATCTTATGAAGCAGAAAGACTTTTAAAAACTTTTGATAATATTGAAGAGATTAATGACGACTTAAACGAAGATACTAAATTCTTCGATAGTATGTCAGACCTTGTAGGGGATATACCAGTAGTAGGTAAGTTATTTGGTGAATTTAAATCTGGAGCAGAAGCAGCAAGGAAAGCAGGAGTCGAAGGAGGTGATGCAATGTTTGCAGGTGCTTCACAATTAGCTGGAGCAGCAGGAAAACTGTTAATGGTTTTCTCAGTAGGTACCTTCTTTAAAGGTATCATGAAGACCAATCAAGATGTTACTGACCTACAGAGAAATTTAAACCTCTCTAAAACCGAAGCTGAAGGTTTAGATAAAAGATTTAGGTCATTAAGTGCTAATACAAGTGGATTATCAAGTACTCAATTTAGAGAAGCTCAAACAGCAATTACCGATACTTTAGGAATTGCAGCTGATTTATCTAGTGATACTCTAGTTACCATGGGTGCAATGACTAAGAAATTTGGTCTATCAGCAGAACAAGCAGGTAAATTAGCTACAGTTACTGCAGCAACAGGTCAAGATATGAAGGAATTCAACAATGACCTTATTGGTAGAACAATGCTTCAAAATGTTGCTAACGGTACAACTATTAGATATCAAGATATAATGAAGGATGTTGCAAATGCTTCATCAGCAGTTCAACTATCAACAGCAGCTATGCCAGGAGGATTAGCAAATGCTGCATTTCAAGCAAGAAGGTTAGGTTTATCTTTTGCTACTATGGAAGGTATAGCTGGTAATTTACTTGATTATGAAAGTTCTATCGGTGCAGAAATGGAAGCAGAGCTTTTAACAGGTAGACAATTAAACTTAGATGGTGCTAGAATGGCAGCATTAAAGAATGATATGGTTGGTATGGCTCAAGAATTAACTAAACAAGGAATTAGCGCTGAAGAATTTGGCGGTATGAACCGTATACAGCAAGAAGCAATTGCAAAAGCAATGGGAATGTCTCGAGAAGAGATGTCTGATATGTTCATAAAACAAAAAGCAATCTCAGAAATGAGCGGTGATCAAACAAAATCCCTTTCAGCTAATGTAGCTCAAAAATATAAAGAAGCTATGGCAATAGAGGATGTAGAATTGAGAGAAAAAGCATTAGAAAAACTTAGAGGAGTAGCAGGTGAGGAAGAAACAATGCGTCAATTAGAAAATAAATCCTTACAAGAAGCTCAATTGGAAGCAATGGAGAAAATGGCGGAAGCTGTAGGCGATATGGCATTTTTACTATCTCCTATCGTAGGTATGTTTGAGGCGATATCAACAGCAGCAGGAGAAACTCTATCATTTATTACGAAGATGGGAAGCAAGTTAAAAACGTTTGGTAACTTGATTAAAATGACCATGAAACCTTTGATAGCGCTACCAATGAAAGGACTTAAATTTTTAGTCAAAATAAAATCTTTTTTAGGCACTTTAGGTAAAGGTGCAGCAAAAGCAACAGGTAAATCATTACTTAAGAAAATACCAGTTATCGGTTTACTAGTAGGAGCAGGTATGGCATTAAGTAGAGCTTCAAAAGGAGATTATTTAGGAGCAGCAATGGAAGTCGCTTCTGGAGTTGCCTCAATCTTCCCAGGTATAGGTACAGGTATATCAGTAGGTTTAGATGCAGCATTATTAGGTATGGATATGGGAGGAGTAACAGGTGATAAGAGTACTGCAAATACAACTGTAGAAGCAGACGACTTTACACTTAAAACTAACCCTAAAGATACAATTACGATGGCTGGAGGTACTAAGTTAGGAGGTAATGTTGAAGAATTACTAAAGACTTTAATACAGGAAGTAAAAAATGGAGGTAGAGGAGATGTTAATCTAGATGGATTCAAAGTAGGAGAAGTAATGAAATTATCAGCAACAACTACATAAAACTTAACTATTTATAATAAAAACAAATAATATGTCACTAAGAGAAAAATTAAAAACAACAGGATCTCCATTAAGTCTTGGAGGAGCATCTTTAGAAGCAAGAGATGGAAAAGCTATAGATTTACTAAGAGTTAAAGTTTTAGGAACTCCACATAGTTTAAAAGGTGCTACACCAGATCCAACTTACGAAACTGAAATTAGTATTAAAGACCCTAGCAAGGCTTAATAAGATACTTCAACGACTATGGCGTTAATTAATCTACAGACAAATCTAAAGAGTCTAACATATGGAGATTTTGGAGCAGAAAAACCTTTTATAACTAAAAATATAAATAATCCTCCGAATGAAAGCGGTATTGAAAAAGCTACCACTCACCGTATAGATGATTTAAAAAGATTTAGAAAGTTTTTAACTTCAGGTAAAGGAGTAACTTGGGTAGCTAATCAAGGAGCATTAAATGTAGTAGAAGCACAGATAAAAACTAGATCTGACGGCAATTCAAGAAGTTTTGCTGGTCAAATTTTATCTGGTGGTTGGTCTACAGCTAAACTTATAGCATCAACAACAGCTCAAATACCTGTTAATGGAACTGGAACACATTTTGTAGAAGGATTTGGAGGCAAATCAGGATACCTTAAAGGTGTACAAGGTCATGTATTAGCTAGAAATGGTGGATTTATACCTACCTCTAATATACTTGAACAAACTAATGTATTAGAAGAGGGTACGAGAGAGACAATAAATGTTGGTTCTAAAATCTTAGGTAAGTACCTTCAACCCGGCGCTATACAAATATATAAACCAGATACTGACCAATATATAACAAATCCAGACTTTAAAGCTAATCAAAAAAATCTATTACAGTCTATATTTGGAGGAGGTAATGTAACACCAAATAAATTAGAATATAGAACTAACACTAAAATACCAGTTCCTGGATTAAGTTATGGTCAGCATTCTGTAGTAGCATCAGGTTCGGGAGATACTAATAATATAAACCCTGATTTTGATGAAACTCAACCTGAAGACGGAAGCAATAGAAGAACATTTAAAGTAGTTCGTACTAGAAAACGACAAGGGTTTATAAACAATGAGGATAGAATAACTGTACGTCAACCAGTATCAGCATCACTTGGTGCTTTTTCAGATAAAATGATAGAAGTATCAGAACAATTTCCAGAATTATATAACGTCAAAGATTTAATAAAATTTAATATTAAAACAGTATCACCTAGAAGTAGTAACGAAGATGGTCCTTTGATTACGCGTTTAGATTTTAGAGCATATATAGATTCTTTTAGTGATTCCTTTAATGGAGAATGGAGCAATACTAACTACATAGGTAGAGCTGAAGAATTATATAGTTATAATGGATTCAAACGATCGATGCAGTTTGGTTTTAAAGTTGTTGCCCATACACAAAGAGAATTAATTCCTTTATATAATAAATTAAATAAGTTAGTA